CAATCATAATTACAGATTACAATGTACATCAAAAAATGAATCAGTTACTTAACCAAGATACTGATGCCCCTAACCAAAGTTCACCAGCATTATGGTTTGACCCAGTTAATATACCTTGGTGTAATAAAGAGACACAGCCAAGGGTTGCTATATTTACACTTACTTGGAATAGATTAGATTTTACTAAGAAGATGTTAGATAGTGTACATAATACAACCGAGTATCCATTTGATTGGTTTGTAGTAGATAATGGCTCTACAGACGGAACATTGGAATTTGTTAAAGATAAAGCTAGAGTAATAAAGAACAAAAAGAACATAGGGATATCTAAGGCATCTAATCAGGCCCTTGATCTCATCGGTGATGATTATGATATTATTATGAAACTTGATAACGATGCGGAGTTTATGACAGATGGTTGGTTAGAGGCTATTGTAGACATTTGGAAAATAAACAAAATGTTTGTGCTCTCACCGAGAGTAGAGGGTCTAATGGATAACCCTGGTGGTGTGCCACGTTCTAGATATACTTATTGTGGGGAGTATTATCTCGGGGTAACTATTCATTTGGGGGGAATATCCGTTGCCGCACCCAAAGAGGCGTACGAAGGATTTAGATGGAACGAAGATGATTTCTTACATGGAGAACAAGATATAATTTTTTCTAATCATGTAAGAAAAAATAAATATACAATGGCTTATATAGAAGAGTTCGCTATTGAACATTTGGGTAAAAAGAATATTCAGGGAAAGTATGATGAACAATGGCAAAAAGCAAGAACAAGAAGAAACTAGAAAAGATACTTTTTTCTTATGAGGGGGAACAATCTGCTTTTTATAGGATTAAACAGGTATCTAAATATATCGAAAAACTTGGTTATAAAACTAGGGTTACTAAAGGTATAACCAAGAGTGATATTCAATGGTCTGACTTGGTGGTTAGTCAGATTTCATGGATGCAAAGTATTCCAGACGAGGTTCATAGACATAACAAAAAATGTATTATTGATCTAGATGATGTAATAGATTCTGAAAATGGAACAACAGATTATTGTTTAGATAAAGGGGCTTTTGATTTATTAGAACATGATTTAAAAACGGCAGATGCAGTTACGGTTACTACTGAATTTATCAAGAATAGATATAATTTTAATAAGAATACTTATATATTAGAAAATTGTTTAGACCCAGAAATGTGGAACATCAAAAATTATGATTCACCAAGTATGAACATAGGTTGGGCTGGGGGCGCAACACACGAACACGACCTTAGACCGATACAAGGGACATTACAACAGTTGTCCAAAAGAATGAATATAGTTTTCTTAGGATATAAACCATCTAACTTTCCAGGTAGACTATATCATAAAGTAAGAGAATATCATTTATATACTAGAAGACTAGCATCACTTGGTTTCAAGATAGGGATAGCCCCCACAATAGATATACCGCTAAATAAAGGAAAGTCAAACCTGAAATATCTCGAATATTCTTGGTTGGGCATACCCTCTGTATGTAGTGAGATCACTTATAGTGATTGTCCACACACCCTCCTATATAAGACTCCAGAAGAGTTTGATGGGCAACTTAAGAGATTAGTAGAAGACAAGGAACTACAAAAAGAGTTGGGGGAAAAAGCAAAACAGTATGTTCACGATAATTATGATATAAGTAGGAATATTTATAGGTGGGAGAATTTATACAAGGATATATATGAAAAATAAACTTGGTCCAGAATATTATAATAGAGCAGAACATTGGGACAAGATATATAAAGATGAAATAAGAACCAATGACTTAACAAGAGATTGTAGAGATAGGTTTGAAGAAGTCTATAGCCAACTGAGGTCTTGTGAGAAAATAATAGATGTTGGCAGTGGTTTAGGTTTCTTCTCAAAACGCTACCCTAATAAAATAATTACAAACTGTGATCAATCCAGAGAGGCTATAAATGTTACCGGTGGGATAAGGTGTGATTGTTATAATATACCAGTAGAGGATGATTATTTTGATGGAGTATCTTCACAGGAACTAATAGAACACTTGAGTAATCCGGATAGATTTTTAAAAGAAATGATTCGCATTGGTGATAGATTATGTATTACAACACCACTATATAAGAATGGAGAAGTATTAGGTGAACATTGGTTACATTCCGGAGAACATTACGGAGAGTTTACACTTAAAGCATTGTCTGATTTAATAGGTAAATACTATAAAGACATAGGTCATAAAATTATAGATGCTGAATATGGTAAATGTATTGTAATGTGGGGGAATAAAAAATGAGTATAGATACCGTATATCAAGGATTAGTAAAGGAAGTGTCTGATGGAATAAATCCAAAATATATCTTAAAGACCGATGCCTATAATGAGGCTCATGTCTCTGGTCTAGCACCTAAGGGGTGTCATATTATAGACATAGATAAGGATGTGGTTGATAAGGCTACTAGTAGGGGTTACCCAAGTAGAATTGGAGATATAAGGAAATTAGAGTTTAAAGATAATTCCCTTAAAGCCATTTTGGACCTTTCTACTATAGACCATATAGAAGAGTATATATTGGCACTTAATGAATATGAAAGGGTGTTAGAATTTGGTGGTAAATTAGCAATTGTTGTCTGGTTAGCACCAAGGTCAGAAACTTTTGGTACTCAAATTTGTTTTGATAAGGAAGGGTTCATTAGAGAGTTGAAAGAGAGGTTTAAGATAGTTTATCAACAAAAAATAGAACACAAATTAGCACAGACAGAGGAAGCAGAATTAATATCGTTTATAGGAGTAAGATGATTTCAGAAACAAGACAAGAAATATTTAACTTAATGCAGGAATATGCCGACACGTTAAAGTTAAAAAATCAACATATTCTAGAGATTGGGACAGCCGGCGATCTGGTTATTGAAGAAATAAACAAACCCGCTGGTAATTATGAATATTTCGGTAAAAATAATAAATATGAGACCATGGACATAATTAGCTCTACAAAGCCAGATTACCTAGAAGATATTTGTGAAACTACTATACCAGACAATACTTTTGACTTAATTATTTGTTCACAGGTATTAGAGCATATATGGAATTTCCCCAGAGCCGTATACCAGATACATAGAGTATTGAAATCCTCAGGTTATGCAATCATTGATACTCCCTGGCAATATCATTATCATCCAGAACCAGACTTTAAAGATTATTGGAGGTTTTCTAGGGATGCTTATGAAAAAATATTTGAGAAGTTTAAAATAATAGAATTAAAACAGTTACCGAAACTTACATCGGTATTATTACAAAAATGAAAATAAAAAAATATAAATGTGTGGTTTGTGGTAGAGCAACTGAACACAGAGAGGTTTGTTCAATGAGTTGTCTATATAAACATAGGAGGAAAAGATGTCAATAGGGATCGTTGGTTATGGTCATGTTGGAAAGGCACAAAAAGCACTCTTTAAAGATGCTATTGTTTATGACAAATATCTTAATATTGGCTCTAAGAAGGCAATAAACGACTGTTATGTTACTTTTGTTTCTGTTCCAACTCCAACCGTAGACGGTAAGTGTGATACTAGTATTGTAGAAGAGGTAATTGATTGGGTAAAATCAAGATACATTTGTATCTTGTCTACAATACCACCTTATACAACAGAAAGACTTAAAAGAAAGTATAAAAAACGTATTGTGTTTCAACCAGAATATATCGGGGAGAGTGTTGACCACCCACTTTTAGATAAGGTGGGTAGAGATTTTATTATTCTTGGTGGAGAAAGAGAAGACTGTAATGCTATTATTTGGGCATATCAGAAGGTTTATAACTCATCTGTCAAAATTAGAACCCTTACTTCTTATGAGGCAGAGTTTGTTAAATATATGGAGAATAGAGCTATTGCGTTTAAATTGGGCGAAGTACAAGAGGGCTACGATTTAGCTAAAAAATTAAAAATAGATTGGAACGTTGTAAGGGAGGCGATATACCATGATGACCCCAGAATGAGCCCTTTCTGGACTTTCGTTTACGAAGAAGATAGGGGGTTTCACTCTAGTTGTATACCAAAAGACATAGAAGCTATTTGTGCATTAGCTAAAGAATATGGATATAGAATGGAGATCACAGAGAAACTACTAGAAAGGAATAAAAAGTGGCGAAACAAACAATAATATTTGATATAGATGATTTTTGTGTGACAGCTACACCAAACCTATTATTTAAAATTAGAGATCATTATCCTAACTTTAAATGTACTTTATTTACAATACCTTTTGATATCCAGTTTTTAAATAAAAAAATCAACCAAAAGAAATATCAAGAGTGGGCAGACTTAGTAGCGAAAGAAAAGGATTGGATGGAAATAGCCGTTCATGGTTTTGCTCATTTACAAAACGAGATGAATTGTACTTATGAGGAAGCACAACAGATTATTAGTTCGGCCGAGAAAATGTTTAGTAGTTTCAAATTACCGTTTGTTAAAATATTTAAAGCACCATTTTGGCAAATATCTCAACCTGCAATGAAGGCAGTTGTTGATAATGGTTATGTTTTAGCACATCACCCAAACGATATACTACCACAAGATTCACATTGGAAAACTTATACTTATAATCATAGTATTGATGATAAATGGACAGAACAAAAACTAATTAGGGCACACGGACACATGGGAACTGGGGTTGGAAACGGTTTATTAGAGTGTTTAGATAATGTTCTACAAATGCCCGAAGATGCAGAATTTAAAACTATTGGTGAATATATGGGGATTAAATGAAGTTCTTGATGATACATAACAAGACCGGCAGTATGTATTATCGTCTTACTCCGATAGCCATGAAACTGAAAAGAGAAGGACATGAGGTTAGGATACATAAGTGGAACGAGATGGTATTTAGGCATGAGGTCGATTGGGCAGACGTAGTCGTATTAGAGATGGTTTATAGTCCAGAGGTTCTTAATATGGTAAAAGATATGGGTAAGGTGATTATCTATGAAATAGATGATATTATGGAAGAAGTTGACATAACTCATCCAGCCCATAAAGACATGACGCCACTACGTAAGAAGATGACCTTAGAGGCGATATCAATAGCGGACATTGTTACGGTTACAACTAGGCCACTAAGAGACAGATATTTAAAACAAAATAAAAATATATATGTTCTACCTAATTATATTGAACCGATACAGTGGCTTAGACCATACAAAAAAAATAAAGGAAGTAAGATAAGAATTGGTTGGGGGGGATCAATTTCACACAGACCAGACCTAGAATTTATTCAGCCAGTCATAAAAAATATATTAGACAAAAATCCCGAAACTAAATTTATTTATGTTGGTGATGGTGGTTTTGGAGATGGTTGGACAGCATTTAATTATTCTAAAGATCAGTTTTCAGATATACCACTAGATAGAAAAGAATATCATCTAGGAACACTTCCTCACATATGGTCAGATAAATTAGCATCACTTCAGTTAGACATAGGGATAGCCCCATTACTGGAAAATGCTTGGAACTCGGCTAAGTCTACTTGCAAATATTTAGAATATTCTGTAAATAAGATACCAGCAGTGTATGCTAAGTGGCATTACGGGTGGGTAAGAGAATCTGACGAACCATATGTAAAAGATGGGGTTACCGGCTTACTAGCTGAAGAGAACCAGAGGGACTGGGAAGAGAAAATACAGCTATTAATAAATGATGAAAAATTAAGAAAAAAGATATCAGATAACTCTTATAATGATGTAATGGAGAATTATTTATTTAAAGAGCATGAAAATAGGTGGATGAAAGTCTATAAAGAAGCCATAGATATGGCTCTACAAAGGCAAAATAAAGATTCCTATTGACAAATTTCAATAAGTATGATATAATGTAACCAGAAAATTAAATAATTTATTTATCAAATTAAAAATCGCTCGTCGTTGTTGTGGAGCGATTTTATTATGTCAAAAACAGAAAATGTAACTCAAGAAAAACAGGCACTATCCTTAGTGGTTGATCGTTTTGATATTGCCAAAAAAGCACGAAGAACATTTGAGGACAAGTGGAATAGATTTTATAAACTGTATAGGTTTCAACTTAATCAGGGAAAACAACCATATCAGGCTAATCTGTCTATCCCTTATTGTTTCGCAAATGTAGAGACGATTCTACCAAGAATGGTTGCCAATAAACCAAAAGTTGAATTTCAGGCGAGAGAACCACAGGATCAGATTAATACAGAGGTTTTGCGGAACCTTATAGAATATCAATGGGGAGAAATGAATATGGACAGTAAGATGTCAGAATGGGTAAAACAGGTTCTAATTTATGGTACATCTGTTTTAAAAGTTTATTGGAGATTATATAAAAACGGTAAATTATACGATAATCCAGAAGCCGACGTAGTAGACTTATTTGATTTTTTTATTGATCCTTCTGCCACTTCTATTGATGATGCAGAATATGTTATCCATAGAATAGTAAAACCATTAAATACAATTAAAGACGACCCAAAATATAAAAACACCAACCTGATTAAGGGTTCTGCGGAAAGAATAAACGAATTTAGAGAACAAAGAGATAGTGTCTTAGGTGTAAATACTGCGGAAGACCAACATAAACAAGAAATAGAACTTTTAGAATATTGGGAAGACAATAGAGTAATAACTGTTGCCAATAAATCAATAGTAATAAGGGACGAAGAAAATCCATTTGATCATAAAATGAAACCCTTTGTGGTTATCGTAAATCAATTAGTACCGAAAGAATTTTATGGTATAGGTGAGATTGAACCTTTAGAAAGCCTTCAAAATGAACTTAACGATTTAAGAAATCAAAGAATGGATAATGTTAATTTGGTTCTAAATAGAATGTGGAAAGCCAGAAGAGATTCCACTATTCAGTGGGATACTTTGACCTCTAAGCCGGGTGGAATTATTCTTACAGACAATATGGAAGATATTATAGATATTACTACCCCAGACATTACGGCTTCCTCATTTAGAGAAGAAGAATCTATTAAATCAGATATTCAAAATACGACCGGTGTAACAGACTATATTACTGGAGTTTCCGGTAAAACATCGACAGCTACAGAAATAGTAAAGAAGACCGAGGAATCTAATCAAAGATTTAAAATGAAAATAAAGAATCTTGAAAATATGGGTATTAAGAGACTAGGTGAGATATTACTTGCATTAAATCAACAATACATAGACAGAGAAAAAATAATAAGAATAGTTGGAACCGAGAGACAAGAATATGCTCTCGTAGATCCAGCGTCAATAAATGGTTCATTTGATATTATAGTTATCCCTGGTTCTACGATGCCAATAGACAGAGAATCTAAAAAGGCACAGGCACTAGAATTAAAAAAGATATTCGGTGCAGACCCATTAATAAACCAAATAGAGTTAGATAAAATAGTGTTAGATGCTTATGAGATCAAGAGTATTGATAGGTTGCTTCAACAACCGGGGACAATAAATGAGATGAATACTCCACCAGGATATCATGTTATGCCTGATGGTTCTTTAATGTCCAATGAAGATATGGGTGTTGCTAGAGATGGTGTACAACAAGAGATTGATAGGCAGTCAATGCAGGAACAGGGAGCACCACTTATGGCAGATGGTAGACAAATATCTAAATCTGCAACCATGCAACAAAGACAATATGCTGGTTCAGCAAGAAATAAGGGAGTTTAAATATGGAAAAAGGGAATGAATATATAGCCTCAGCCGTTAATGCAATGACCTCTTCGGAGGGCTGGGGACAATTAAAAAATATCTTTAATAAAGAGATATCGTACCTTAATAAAGGCTTGCTTGACGCTAAAACGTTCGAGCAAGTTTTAGAGATTCGAGCACAAATAAAGTGCTATAAAAAAATATTAAATATTGCAAGTTGGGCAAAAAATTGGTCTGAAGACCGAAGAGAACCGTTGCAATAATGGGCGTAGTGCCTTCGGGCATCACGGGAAAGCCAATGTAACGAATATATGGCTTTGGAGGGTTTCTAGTTACATAAATAATTAATACTGTCAGTACGATTGGGGTGAGGTTTCCTCCCTTCCTCACTCCTACCGTGCTGATAGAAAAGGAGAAAAAATGGTATCCGAAACCAACAACCAAGAAATGTCGGCTTCGCTTTCACAAGATACTACTCAAGTTACTCCCGGAGATACAAGTGGCGGTATGGATATTAGTATCGACGGAAAAGGGCTAGAGGAAATCATTGGAGACGAAACAACTGACATTAAGGCTGGTGAAGACATCAAGCCTGAAACAGATGTAACATCTGTAGAAGATGGCATCAAAGAGGTTGAAGAAAAGAGACTTGCTGGTAAATTTAATTCCCCCGAGGAATTAGAAAAAGCCTATAAGGAACTTGAGTCCAAATTTGGACAGACCTCACAAGAGAAAGCTAATCTACAGAAAGCATTTGAACAATTGGCTCCAGTATTCAATGAAAACTTGGATACAGAACAACCAATAAGCGAGATTGAAGACCCAGAAAAAAGACTTGAAAGTTTAGTTTTCAAGGCTACTTCTAGGGCGATGGCCCCACAACAGGCCAATCTAGCAATAGAGAGACTTGTCGTGAAACATCCAGACTTTTCTAATTACATTGATGACATTAAGGGTGTATTACAAGAAATGCCTCAATTATTAGACAACAAAGAGACTGGTCTAGAAAGGGCTTATCGTATTGCTAAAGCAGATCGCTTTGAACAAGAAAAGTCTCGTGCAAAAGAAGACGGCAAAAAAGAAGCATATCAATCCATTGCTAATAAGTCTATTAGTGGTGTAGAGGGAGCTTCAAAGGCCGGTGAAAGAAAAGGACCTCTTTCTGCCGCAGAGTTTTCAAAACTCTCAACAGAAGAGAAAGAGAAAATCATTTCTGAATTACCTGGCGTATCGATGACATAGAGTCGAGTGTCTAGATTTAAAAAATCTTAAAAGGTAAATAAAATGGCTGCAAAAAATGATTCGCAAACAGCTGGTTCAGGTGCAGAACTTCTAAAACAATATTGGCATGATGCCTTCATTAATGAAGTAAAAGCTAATCTTGTTATGAAAAACCTAGGTTTACAGGGTTCCGTTCCTAAGAATATGGGACTTACTGTTCATTGGGCAAGAATGTTCAGACCATCTGATGCTACTACCGCTATATCTGAAGGCTTTGATCCATCTGCAACAGTTCTATCAACCGCTGATATTACTGCTGCATTAACTCAATATGGAGCTTATACTCCGTTGACCGATGTATTAAAAGATACTTCATTAGTACAAACCATGAAAAATGTTATGGAAAGATTAGGATTTCAGGCTGCAAAGTCTATTGATACTATTATCCGTGATGTAATTTTCGGTGGTTCAGTTGTACAATATGGTGGTTCTGCTGTGGCTCGTAATAGTATTCCTGCTGATTCTACTTTCTACTTAGACGTAGATGAACTTAGAGAAGCGAGAAATACTCTTGAAAGAGCTGATGTTCCTCGTTACAAAGACGATTACTATAGAGCTATTGTTCACCCAGATTCTATATATGATCTTCAGGGTGATACAAAATGGACAGATTTAGTTAAATACACCTCCCCTGGTGTACAAGGAAAAGGAGAAACCGGAGAAACTGGTGCTATCTATGGATACAAAGTTCTTTCCACTTCTCAGGCTCCTATATTAACTAACTCTGGTTCTGCTTCTACAGAAATTTACCAAACATTATGTCTTGGTCCAGAATACTTCGGTGTTTCTGACCTATACGATGTACAAACAATCGTGAAAGACCCTTCCCCAGTATCTGTGTTGGATTTATATTCAACTGCTGGTTGGAAAGCAATGTTTGCTGTTAAACGACTAGATAGCACAAGAGCTGTACGTATAGAACATAGCACATTCAAAGGTTAACTTTGGATAAATTACAATTTAATATCTCTCATAGTGAGGGCGAGAAGTTTTTCTCGGTCTCCTATGGCAGAGGATTATACACCACTAACATTAGAAAAACAGACTGTAGAACCGGTAGTTAAAGAAAAAGGGATTGAAACTCCAATCACCTCTGTTGGTGAACCCGAAAATACGGAAGATAAAATGCCATTATCTCTTTATTACGAAATAAGAGATACTAATATTGCTGCTTATGATTTGAATATGTTAGATGATTTCAAGTTTGATAGAAACGATGCTAGAGAGAAGTTTTTTGCTATAGATATTTATGTTAAGAGCTTGATACAGAAGAAAGCATTAGAACCGACAGTTAGTTCTTATAAACAAATATTGAATAATCTAATAGAAAAAGTAGGCATTACAAGTAATCATACTAATCAGTATAAAATGGATAAATTATATTTACTAACTAAGGACATTTACTCAGTTATAGGAGAGGCGGATACTACCTCTACTAGACTAAAGGATTTTGAAACCCATGGCAAAATTAAGCAAGAAATATAGTTCACAAGGAATAGATAATACCTCATACAATGAGGCTTTTGGCGTTTATAAGAACCTAATGTTCGGTTGGGGCGGAACCGTCCCAGTATCCGTTAGGGTAAATTCAGATGGTGAGTTGATCGTATCGGATCTATCGAATTATAAGATAGCCGACATAGATGACACTGGTTATTTTGGTTTTACAAACAAAGACGGTGGTTGGTATATCATGAAAGAATCCTCTGGTGCGTTTAGATATATAAAAGGAGATTCTGATTATGCTACTAGTTGGACAGGCAGAGTGGGGCTGAGTTACGACTATTTTAATAATATATTCTAGGGAGATGAATGTTAAGTATTGCAATACCATCAAGGAATGAGCGTTTCTTAAATGAAACTATAAGAGATGTTTTAAAAAACGCCACAGGTAAAATTGATATCTACCCTGTTTTAGATGGTTATGAGCCAGATGATTTGGTAGAAGATAACAGGGTTCATTATATACGGCTTCCTAGAGCCGAATATACACAGAAAAGACATGGTATAAATAAGGTTGCTGATATATCTACTAATAAATATGTTATGAGTCTAGACGCCCACTGTTTAGTAGCTAAGGGGTTTGATGAGCAACTAATAAATGACCACCAAGATAATTGGGTCCAGATACCGAGAAGACATAGGTTAGATGCTGAGAAATGGGACTTACAAGATCAATGTGATGATAGACCGCCTATTGATTACGAATATATCATTTACAGTTCACTTATTAAGCATAGGTCAATACACGGATTTAAGTGGGATAAAAGAAGCAATGACAGAAAAGATATACTGATTGACGATACATTATTATTTCAGGGTAGCTGTTGGTTTATGACTAAAGATTGGTATGTTAAAAACGGTTTTATGCAGGTAGAAGGTTATAGGGGGTGGGGACAGGAAGCAGAAGAGATTTCATTTACTACTTGGAAAAATGGGGGTGAAGTTAAGACTAATAAGAATACCTATTACGCACATTTACATAAAGGGACTAAATACGGAAGAATGTATTATATGAGCAGAAATGAGTGCAGGAAAAGCTATGCTTATTCTTTTAATAAGTGGCTTGTAGAAAATAAAGAGTTCTTTATAAATTTAATAGATAAGTTTGCACCATTGCCTAGTTGGGCTGATAATTGGAAGGATGTTTTATGGAAACTTTAGATTATATACTCAAGAAATACGATATAGATATTAAAAAGCCCTCTCCTCATTATTTACCGATTGGAAGATTTAAAGATATACCGAGATTATTTAACGAATTGGGTTTTAAGATAGGTGTAGAGGTAGGTGTATTTGAGGGAGATTATTCAAGGTGGCTTTTAAAGATGATGCCGAAACTTAAACTATACGGGGTTGATACTTGGATACCATATAAAGACTATAAAGACTTTAAAGATAATACAATTATTGATGCTTATAAGAAAGCCAAAAATAACGTTAAGGGATTTGATTGCACTTTAATAAAGGGTTGGTCCGAAAAGGTAGTTAAAAAGTTTGATGATGAGAGTTTAGATTTTGTTTTTATAGATGGCAACCATGCTTACGAATGGGTAGTTCAAGACATTGCTTTATGGTCAAAGAAAGTAAGAAAAGGTGGAATTGTTTACGGACATGATTATAAAGATTATACGCACTCAAGGAGATGGAAAGAGATGTCGGTTATACCCGCTGTTGATGGTTGGGTAAAAGCATATAAAATAAATCCTTGGTTTGTTATAGCTAGGAATAAGGACAATTCGTGGATGTATGTAAAGTAAGCATTATTATATCGGTTTACCAAAGTTACGAGATAGTAAGAAGACAATTATTGTATTTTAAAAAGTTAGATTTACCAGTAGAGATTTTAATAATAGATGATGGTAGTAACCCTCCAATTAAGGAAGCACATTCACAAACAGGAAATAAGTTAGCTTGGACACAGGGATTAGGTAGGAATTTGGGAGCATTAAAAGCTAGTAGTGAATATTTATTTTTTACTGATATTGACCATATATTGTCAAAAGAAGCGATAGAAGATGCCTTAAATTTTACAGGAAACAAAATGATTTTTAGAAGACAAATTGCAGTATTAGATAAGGATGGTGAGATTAGACAAGATAGGGAAACGTTAAAAGATTGGGGTTATGAGAAGGATAGTTTAGATGCTTCGGTTCACGGCAATACCTTTGTTATAAAGAAAAGTATATTTCACGAATTAGGTGGTTATGATAAGGGGATTGTAGGTTATCACCCTATTACTAAGGGTGGTGATGATGTTTACTTTAATACTAAGTGGAACAAGAAGTTTGATAAAGAGGATTTGGCTCTAGGAAGCGATATATATATGTTTCCAATTGGTAGATTTAACAAAGATGGTGATTTGAATCCTAAAGGTTTATTTCATAATTTATCACAGGAAAAGCAGGAGAAGTTTTATAAATGAAATTATCAATATTAATACCAGCTAGAAATGAAGAGTTTATCGGAAAGACGATTGAAAACCTTTTAGAAAATATAGAAGGTGAGACCGAGATTATTGCTGTTTTAGATGGTTATGATATTCCGATACCTGATATACCCCGAGATGATAGAGTAACGATTGTTAATTTACCTAGAAGTATCGGGCAAAGAGCAGCTACTAATTTGGCAGCTAAAATGAGTAATGCTAAATATGTTGCTAAGACAGACGCCCATTGTTCTTTTGACAAAGGATTTGACGTTAAACTAATGGCTGATATGCAAGATGACTGGACATTAGTTCCCGTTATGAGAAATTTACATGGCTTTGATTGGGTTTGTAAAAATGGGCATAGAAGATATCAGAGTCCGTCAGGTGTATGCACAAAGTGTGGAGAGCCGACAGAGAAAGATATTAAGTGGATAGGTAAAACTAACCCACAATCTACTGCTTACAGATTTGATAAGACAATGCACTTTCAGTATTGGCAAGAACTCAAAAAAAGACAGGTGGGAGATTTAGTAGAGACACTATCTTTACAGGGTTCATTTTTTATGATGACTAGAGATAAGTATTGGGAATTAGATATATGTGATGAGAAGTTTGGCAGTTGGGGACAGCAAGGGGTTGAGGTAGCTTGCAAGACTTGGTTATCTGGCGGGCGAGTAATAGTAAGTAAGGAAACTTGGTATGCCCATATGTTTAGAACACAGGGTGGAGACTTCGGGTTTCCTTATAAACAGTCAGGTAAGCAGGTAGAAAAAGCTAGAGAATATTCAAGAGATTTGTTTATTAATAATAAGTGGGAAAAGGCAATACATTCTTTTCAATGGCTAATAAATAAGTTTGAACCGCCAGAGTGGGAAGTTAAACCGACTAGGGGAGTTCTATATTATTCAAATAATATGCTTAATATGAAAATAGCTAGAGAGTGTAGAAAGCAGATAAGTGCTTCAGGACTTCCTATTACTTCAGTTACTCTAAAGCCGACTAATTTTGGCAGAAACATTGTATATAAAGGCGAGAGTAGTTATAAGACAATGTTTAAGCAGATACTTGTGGGGCTTGAGGCAATGGAAGAAGATGTCGTTTACTTTGCCGAACACGATGTTTTATATCACCCCGACCACTTTAATTTTATACCGACAGAAGATAAGTTTTATTACAACGGCAATTATTGGTTTGTAAGACCCGACGGATTTGCGATACATTATGACGTCTCACCTTTATCGGGATTAGTTGTTAAAAGAGATATTGCGATAAAGCATTTTAAAGAAAGAATAGCATTGATTGAAAAACAGGGATTTGGATATTATATGGGATTCGAACCATTTACCCATAAAAGAATTAAATGGAAAACTTGGTATGACTTTGAAGTATTTATGCCTGAATATCCTAATATTGATATATCGCACGAAGCGAACATGACAAACAAGAGATGGACACAGGATAAATTCAGAAAGAAGCCCAAGTTTTGGGAAGAAGGGAACGTAGATAGCATTAAAGGTTGGAATAATTTAAGGAGTTTAATTAATGCGAACAGATTATAAATTTTGGTTTATAAGGAGAGATGATAACGACTTCATAGAAGAAGCTGCTATTCGTTTTTATGAAGGTGATTATGAAGAAGTAGAAGATACTGAAACCAAAGAAAAAAGGATAGTTTATAAAAGATACAAAATACTAAATAAAACTGATTTAGTTCATTTAGGCACAGGTTTTATTAAAGATAGCAATAATAATGATGTTAGGTTTTATACAAGTGCAGATTTTGGAAACATAAAAACTGATGATGATTTGCGAAAGTTTTTAAATAAAGAATTGAAAAAAGATATGAAAAGAGAAGCTATTGAGGAGCAGAAATAAATGTCAACTTTAACAGTCTATCCTGACCCACACGTAGAATCAACCTCAGTTGATGGCTATTGTCAAGAATATCAATCCGCTGGTGTTACCTGGGCAGCATTAATTGCTGGAGTTGGAACAGAATATGATGATACGTCTAATGGCGATATAAATCAAGGTGTTTATATATCGTCATCTACTACTGCTGATAAATGGACTAGGTTAAGGCGTGCTATAATTCTTTTTGATACTTCAGCTTTAGGTTCTGGTGCTACTATATCTGCTGCTACGTTATCTTTAAGGGGAGAAGGTAAGGGTGATAATTTATCAATTAACCATGATATAAATATTTATTCTTCTGCTCCCGCTTCTAATACTGCTTTGGCTGCTGGAGATATGGACAGTTTAGGTTCTACTGCGTTCTGTAATACTTCAATAAATTATGCAGGGTGGACCACAAGTGCATATAATGATTTTGCTTTAAATGCTTCTGGAATAAGTAATATATCTAAAACTAGCATATCAAAGTTTGGAGCAAGAAATGCTAATTATGATGTAGCTGCTTCTTCACCAACTTGGTCTAATGGAGCATCATCAAGTTATAGATGGGATAGTGCTGATACTACTGGCACAACTAATGACCCTAAACTTGTTATAACATACACAGGTCCGTCTTCTTCGGTTAGTCCATCAGTTTCACCTAGCCTATCACCGTCAGCGTCCCTTAGTCCTAGTAGTTCGGTAAGCCCTTCTTCAAGTAAGAGTCCATCTTTATCGCCTAGTGCGTCTTTATCACCTAGTTCTTCAGTATCTCCGAGTCTTTCTCCGTCATCATCAAAAAGTCCTAGTGTTAGTCCTTCAAGTTCTATTAGTCCCTCACTATCACCATCTGCTTCCTTATCGCCGAGTAGTAGTATATCACCATCGTTATCACCATCTGCCTCATTAAGTCCGAGTAGTTCTATAAGTCCTTCAATATCTCCTAGTGTAAGTATTTCACCAAGTTCCAGCATATCTCCTAGTATCTCTCCTTCAAGCAGTATTTCTCCTAGCGTAAGTCCTTCTAGCTCTATTTCACCGAGTTTATCGCCTTCTAGTTCTGTGTCCCCATCATCAAGTATTAGTCCTTCGGTTTCACCTTCAAATTCCGAAAGTCCTAGTCTTTCACCTAGTAGCTCAGTTAGTCCAAGTTCTAGCGAGAGTCCTTCTGTTAGTCCATCATCAAGCGAGAGTCCTTCTGTTAGTCCTAGTTCTAGTATCTCACCTAGCGTTTCTCCTTCTAGTAGCGAAAGCCCTAGTTTATCTCCATCAAGTTCGGTTAGTCCTTCATCAAGTGAAAGTCCTAGCGTCTCTCCTTCAGGCAGTATATCGCCCTCATTAAGTCCATCGTCATCAGTATCGCCGTCTAGTTCAGAATCACCGAGCATTTCTCCGTCTAGTAGTATTTCACCTTCATTATCTCCGTCTAGTAGTATTAGTCCCTCAGTTAGTCCGTCATCTTCAGAGTCGCCGAGTTTATCGCCTTCATCATCAGTTAGTCCAAGTTCCTCTGAATCACCATCTATTAGTCCCTCAAGTAGTATTAGTCCCTCAGTTAGTCCGTCTTCAAGTATAAGTCCCTCAGTATCACCTTCTAGTTCAGAGTCTCCAAGTATTGGTCCTTCTGGTAGTGTTAGTCCTAGCTCATCTGAATCTCCTTCAGTTAGTCCTAGTAGTTCTGAAAGCCCCAGTATTAGTCCGAGCTCTAGTGAATCACCAAGTAGTTCTGAATCACCCAGTGAATCACCAAGTAGTTCTGAATCACCCAGTGAATCACCATCTGAAAGTCCGTCTTTATCACCTTCTAGTAGTGAGAGTCCTAGTATTTCACCCAGCAGTTCTGAAAGCCCATCGGTTTCTCCGTCTAGTTCTGTTAGCCCAAGCAGTAGCGAATCACCAAGCGTTAGTCCTAGCAGTTCAATAAGCCCTAGCTTATCCCCGTCTAGTAGCGTTTCACTATCTTATTCGCCATCAGCGAGTTTGAGCCCTTCGGAGTCCGAAAGCCCTAGTCTATCGCCGTCAGAATCTGAGAGTCCTAGTTTATCACCGTCAAGTTCCGAATCGCCAAGTATCAGCCCAAGTGCCAGCGAGAGTCCTTCGGTTAGTCCATCGCCATCACCTGGAACGACAGAATATTATAGTTTAAATAGAAATTATTTTTTAGATATAGGGGAGCTGGTTATACAATATAGTAACCCTACAATGCCCGTTTGGGGAACCGCCGGTAGACCCGCATCTCCCAAAGAGGGAACCTTTGGATATAATGCTGAAACCAATACACTGGAAATTTACGATGGAGTTGGATGGAATAGTATTAGTTAGAGATTATTAAAAATGAACAAAAAGAAGAGAGTTAGGAATAAAAAATGAATTTTGGAGAAATGACTTCTGAGGTCAAAAATAGATTAGACGAGAGTGATTTTTCTGCTAGTCTAGTTAAACAATGGCTTAATTTCGCTCAACAAGATATATCTAGAAGAGCTGAGTGGCCATTCCTTCAGGCAACCGACGCAACAATTACAACCACAGCGTCTGACGGTACTTATGATTTACCTTCAGATTATTGGAAAATGTATGATGTTGTAGATGTAACAAACGAAACAGTTCTACAAAAAATGAAAGTCAACGCTTTTGATATTAATTATCCAGACACAACCGATGATACTACAAGCACACCATCATATTATCATTTGTGGGGTGGAGTATTGAATCTTTATCCAATTCCAGACGGAGCATATAATATCCGTTTAAGATATTGGAAGAAACTAACAGATTTATCTGCAGACGGGGAAACCACAACAATACCGACCGCTTATCACGAGTTGTTGGTACTTTATGCTTATATGAGAGCATTGCAATTCAATGATGACTATGATCTGGCTAATGTAGTTAAAGCAGAATATGAGGGTAATCTTAAGTTAATGAGGAAAGATCTATTGGTCGAAACTGCTGGTATGCCACAAATATCTTATTCACTACATAAACCACTTAGTCCCGATTCTGGTACTTGGACAAATATTAGTTAGGAGTAAAAATGGCTATTAAAATAACAGCTCCCACAAAAT